ATGGTAATAACCTAGTATACGTTAAAAAATATATAGAAGATTACCTAAACAATAATCCTAACTCACAAGTACTTGTTGTAGATATCCGTAATAACGGATTGATACTGTACAAGTATACCTACAAAATTGACTTTATTGAAGAAGGAGAAAGTGATGAAAGTTAATACCTATCCAGTGTTATCTATTACACCTATCATAGCACCTTCCATATGGTACTCTAGAGATGTCTGGAATGTACCTAATGGTATCTACTATGATATCAAGTCCCTAGAGATGTACTATGTGAGTAACAGTCGCTATGTACAGTCTGTAGGTTATTTACCAGCGAGCCTTACGGAGGAACAAAATGAGTTAAATCTGACCGAATAACGTAGCCGGTACCTAATAGAGAATTTCCAGTAAATAGTATCATATAGATATTATTAATAAAGAGAAATAAAAAAGAGAATATCCTTAATGAATATTCTCTTTAGAGTCTCTTTCAAGACTTATCTTCAAGACCTTCTTGAAAGATAATTCTCTGGAGTTCCTCATCCGACATATCAGAGACTCTAGTAGTAGTGTTCTGTTCAATACGTTGGAGTTTAGGTGCCTGATACTCTGCTAGCATACTAGCATATCGAGCTGCATCTTCTAAGTTATCTTCTTGAAGAGCTTGTAGCATAGCCATCTTAATAACATCCAAGGAGGACATTTCTGGAAGTTCATCCATGACTGCTTTAAAGTTCTTAGCAGAGAGTTTAAAAGCTTCTCTTGCTTGAATATTAGCTAGTCGTGATTGAACACTTTTCTTTTGGTTTTCCTTAGCTGTATCTGAAGTAATTACTTTAAGATTAGCTAATGAGTTAACATTTCTTGCTTTTCCACCTGACATATGGTTCCTTTATAGTAGAGTAAAATCTCTATTAGGTACCATCTAGCGAACTATTCGCTAACACTAAACTCTTAAAGGACACAAAATGACTGATTCTATTAACAACACTGGTTCTAACGTTATGATCAAAGAAGTAAAGTTGTACTGGGCTAAACTCGATAAGCCAGTATCACCCTTCGGTACTGATCAATGGGAACTCTCTATTCAAGTTCCTAAGAAGCGTGAATCTGAACTTGCTAAGTTTGGTAAGGTGAAAGCTGGTTTTGAGCCTAATACTGTTGCAGTACAGCTCAAGAAGAAAGCTATTAAGAAAGATGGTTCTGAAGCTGCTAAGGTACGAGTTGTAGATTCTTCTAAAAATCCTATCGACTCTAAGACCATCGGTAATGGTTCTGTTGGTAACGTTATTGTCTTCCAACAAGACTATCAGATCAAAGCACCTAACGGTAAAGTAACAAAAGAAGGTACCTCTACAATGTTGACTGCTGTACAAGTAGTTGACTTGATTAAGTACGAACCAAAGAACACTAACTTCGTAGACTTCGATGAAGAAATGCCTGAGGGTACTCCTGCTACTGAAGAAGAAGGAATGTTCTAAACACATATCTCTATGAAGATTCCTAACGGATTCTTTGTAGAGATTTTTTATTCAATCATAAAGGACACATAATGACAAATCATCTCTCAGACTTTAAACAACGTAACAACAATTTTTATGTTGAGTCCATTAGTAATGCTTTCATTGTATCAATGGAAGTAGTTACAGAAAGCAGTGATTGGCTTACACTAAAAGTATCTGTACAAGATACTAACCAAGTTGCTATTCTGCTTAACGAGTATTTCATGCTAAAAGAAAGGAACTAACCATGAGTGTCATGAGTGATCTACATCTGCAAATTCATGAGCTATACAATGCTGGTGTTATACCAGAAGATATTGCCTATGAACTCGATATTACTACAAACTGGGTACACGATGCCTTATCTGTTGTAATGTTTGTTGATATGTTAGAAGAGGAATATAATGATTAAGCGTAGAACTATCTACCTTGCAGGTCCAATGGAGCATGTATCTTCTGATGCTGCTTCTGGTTGGCGTAACACTGCTAAATCTCTGCTAAAAGATCACTATGATATCCTCGATCCATGTCGTAGACTACATAACTTCGAAAAGCGTTACATGAAACGTATCTTCGAGTTAGACCTACGAGATATTCGGGAAGCAGATATCTTATTAGTAAACCTTAATGACCCTAAACTAGCTAAACACGGTACTGCTATGGAAGTATTCTATGCCTCACATACACTAGGTAAACCTGTTGTAGCTTTCAAAGCTGAGGATGATCATATCCATCCTTTCTTTGAGTCATTAATTACTGAATGGCGATCTACCGTAGATAAAGCTTGTGAAACACTTATTGAGGAATACCTATGAAAGTATTGATAGTAGTACTGTCGTTAATATCATTAAAAATGATGCTTGCAATAATCTTCTCTAAAAAGAAACTAAAACTTTAAAGGAAATAAAATGCCTAATTGGTGTGCAAACGCAGTAGTTATTACAGCCACAGAGCATGAAAGTGCTCAAATGATTCGTAGACTTGATACCCACCTTAAAGAAGGAGGTGGTCTAATGTCTTTCTTTATTCCAATCCCGCCAGAACTAAACGATCCACGTACTGGTTCATTCGGTGGTGAAGATGCAGATGAAAAGAATGCGCTAAGAGAATCTTTGCTAGAAAAATACGGTCATTCAGGTTGGTACGACTGGTGTTTATCAAAATGGGGAACCAAGTGGGATGCTCAATCAGATGATATGTTTTTCTCTATTGATGGTGATAGTATGGAAATCTACTTTGATACTGCTTGGAGTCCCCCGATAAAATTCTATACAGAACTCTTTGAACGTTTTAACTTTAAGGTTAATGCCACGTTTGTAGAACAAGGTGTTAACTATATCGGTTACTACGTTAACGGTGACTATCAAGAAGAAGATTTTATGTCTGATGAACTCGACTATGATGATGATGACTACTACGAAAAGATGGATGAACGTTTAGAAAGTTACTTTGAAAATACAAACTATACTCATCCCGCAATACCAAACCACACAGGAGGTTGATATGCCTTACATCACTAAACAACAACGCTCAGATGTTAACGTTGATTACGCTCACCGTATGCCTAATGATTCAGGTGAGCTTAACTATATCCTAACTACAGTCTGCTTAGACTATCTTGCACATAAAGGAGAACGCTATGTAACTATGAACGATGTAGTCGGTGCCTTAGAGAGTTGTAAACTCGAAATATACCGCCGATTAGTTTCACCGTATGAAGACTCTAAAGTAAAGGAAAATGGCGATGTCTACACCTCAAACTGATTTCTATGATAAAATGGCCTCTAGTAAATGGCTTAAGTCTGCTAACAAGTGGTACAATCAACCTATTATTGAAGAGGAGGAAGAAGAGGTAATGCGTAGTATTGAATACCTTAATGAGCTTACTAAGGATCAAATCAACCCTACACACTATAAAGGTGTAGCTGCTGGTAAACAATATATTGAGTTAATGCAAGATCTTCTTGAAGGATACTCAGGAGTTGAGGCTCATTTGCTAGGTCAAATCTATAAGTACTCTATGCGACTTGGAAAGAAAGATTCCAAAGAGCAAGATGCTACTAAGATCTCTTGGTATGCACAATGCCTAGCTAACTACTATCGCACTGGTAGAGTCGAAACTGGCTGGAAATAAGGAGTAAGTTATGAAGGTGTTTGTGTACTTCAACCTACACAAGCGCCTCTTTAGTGTTAAATCACTTGAGGGCGCTAATAAAGGTAAGGTTATCGGTCATAGTCATTCAATCGTGCTAGGTCATACTCAGTTTAAAGTATCTGAGGCTGGTCGTCAACGAGTACTGCGTGAAAGGAAAAAGAACGTACACGCTGGTGTAGCTGGAACACTAATTGATGTTGGTACCATCGGTGAAATGTTTAAAGGTGATGTAGTAACCTACAACCCTTACAAGTACAACACCTTCGTAAAAAAGTTTACTAATAACCCCGTATACAGAGGTAAACTAACTGCCTTAGAAGTATTCGATAAAGTTCCTCGTATAGTTAACATGGAGTATGATGATGTCGATAGTTAAAATGTCGCTTGATTACAATGTATTTGTATGGTGTGACTTTGAGTATGATCACGATACAAAGTATTGTAATCTACTAGAAGCATACTTAAAAGATAGTGATGTTAACCTAGCAGAGTATCTGTCAGAAGATTACATAAAATATCTTCAAGATAGTTACGTGGAGATGAACTATGAATAGGAGTAAGAATGAAACTAGTTAACACCGTCACAAAGTTTGTGGCTGGAAGTAATAAGTACTTCGATATCTTTGAATGTAAAGTAGATGAAGTTGAAGCTTACACCTCTGCTTCAGATAAACTTATGATCAAGGTTACAATCGATGGTACTGAGTACTCTGGTCTACATAACAAGTGGGTATACGACTTCCTATGTGAGAATGAAGGCACAGATTCCTTTGTAGTCATGTGGCGAGCACCTAAGGGTGATCATATGCTGGCATACGTCAAAGATATCTGGGTTAATCATCTTGAAGGTAACGACAAGAAATATATCGGTAAACATAAGGGCAGTACAAGTGACGGCTATATATGTTCATCAGAAAAAGTTCTTGAAGAGATTGAAAATAATCCAGCTGGCTTTATACGTACTATACTCGCATATGGTACTGATGAAGAAATGCTTGAACTAGAAACTATGCTGATCATGCAGCTGAAAGCTACTCGTTCAGGTATGTACTACAACTTATCCAATAACTTAAGGAAAGACTAATGGCACAATACGACTTTGATACTGTACTTAACACAAGATCTTTTGAGGTCGCAATTGATTCTATCGCTAAGTATGGATAT